GTTTCGGTTGTATGAGGCTACAGAGAATTTACTCCCCTACCCCCTGTTTGTTGCCGAATGCGCCCTCTTGCTTTGCTGCCTTGGCGCTGTTGCAGGATAAGCACAGGGCCTGGTGGTTGTCTGGGTCCCAGAACAATGTCTGGTCGCCTTTGTGCGGGATGACGTGGTCGACGCACTCAGCGGCTTTGGTTGTGTTCTGCTTCAGGCAGTTCACACAGAGAGGATTCTGCGCCAGATACCACTGTGTGTATTTATGCCATCGATAGTTATAGCCACGTTCGTTGGCATTGAGTCTGTGGCTGTCCTGCTCCTTTAAAGCGGCCTTGCGGTGCTGCTCACAATATCCTGTCTTATCATTGGTCAGCGCAGGGCAGCCGGGCTGGCGGCAGGGACGGGCGGGCTTGTAGGGCATCAGTAAGGCCACCAGGGCGAATGCATGCGTATATAAGTTCCAACACAAAGATCAATAAGGATAAAAAGAAGAGCCAGTGATAACTGGATTTTCATTCATGGATGCGGGGCCTGGAATTGAACCAGGGCGGACCAGTTTATGAGGCTGGCGCTCTACCATTGAGCTACCCCGCAATGGAGGGAGCTGCGTATTTTCCCTCGGTTTTACACCGCTTCACTGAATTCACCTTGCAATGCTTCATCAGTGGCTAGGTTGGCGAAACTAATTAATCATGCCCTCGCCTGTGGCATGCACCGGGGCGTAGCCTAATGGATAGCCGTAGGGTCTTCTTTTAGAAAGCCTGGGGGAATCCGCATCAGCCGATCGATCTCAGGTAAAGATTCCAATTTGGCATCAACAACGACATCAGGACCCGGAGGGACGGCTTGGGATATCTGATACCATAAAACAAGAGATCGGGGTGTTAAACAATCAGTGAAATTCATTGTCTTTGGAAGCGGGCCCGGGCACATCCGGCCTATTCGATCCCCGGTGATCTCACCACGCTCATTGTGTACGCTGTCTTTCAAGCGTAGACAAATGCCCGGCTTCCGTGCGCACATCCACCAGGACTTACAGGCGTTGGTTAGCAGAAATGAAAAAGGCCCGCCTTTCAGCGAGCTAAATACCTGGCAGGTCAAGGTCCTCAGTTATTCCCTCCCTGGGAGGACTCCACGGTATTACTTACGTAATTTCGGCGCTTAACGCCTCATCAGCCGTTTTGGGGAGGCCAGATGTTGCCTGTCGCCTGCCACGGCAACCCACGGCAAATAAAAAAGCCTGCCTCAAGGGCAGACTTCGGAAACTACTAAAATATTAAAACACTTAGCCTGGCGTTGTCAAGTGGGCGTTACGTTTGATCGGCGGGCTTGACACTGCTTCAGCAATTTCGCCTTTCCCTCGGGCCAGGGCGGCCTGGTGGGCCATGGCGCCGGGGTTGTCTGGCTCACCGTTGAGGAATCTCCTCATGCGTCCGATTGAGTGGCTTTCGTCGCACCGGTCGCCGTATTTCTCTTCCGGGCAGTCTTTCATTGATTGACAGTAATAACATTCCCCGAAAATGCAATGCTTGATTAGGTGTTTTTGAACAGGAGGGAGTTTATGAAGGGAGGCCCGCATGATCTCAAAGCCCACATCGCGGACCATGACCGACCATAGATCGTCTTTGGCCAGGGAGGCGATTGCCCTTTGGATGTCAGCTAACCAGATGTTGAAAGTCTCGTTGGGATTCTTCCGGCCGGCTGATTTGACGAAGCCCTGATCGGCGGCCTTCTTCAGCGGAGGGTTGCCGGAGGCGATGTCTATGTAATGCCGGAGTCCGAATTTGATCAGTGCGTTGGAGTATGATTCGCTCATTTAACCTCCGTTCAGAAAGGGCATTTGCCTTTTTTATACGTAATCCCTGTGGATTTTATTAGCTCATCAATCTCAATCTGGTGCTTTTTTATAAACTTTTTCAATATCGGTAAGGGAATATGATTGACCATCCATAACCTTTTCGCATCCGTGGGGCCAATGATATGGATTTTCTTGGGCTTGATCGTATATACGTTTTCTCCTATGTTTAACTCGTTTATTTTCCCCATCTTGATGTTGATTATGTCCTCGTCTACGAAGTAATATCTTTCCATTAGTCACCTCCTGTATATCCGCAATTCCAGCATAGGAAGAATCTTGATAACCTGATCATCTTCCTCCCACAATGACAGATCATTTCGGCCTCATTACAGTTTTATTCCCGACTCCTATAGGAGAGCCGCGTATCCCCATCATGGACGGCGGAGTGATTCTATAGTTGTGCGGCAGCCTGACAGAGCATTCTGTGACGCAGTTGTTTCCTTTAGACGGCGCGCCTCCTTTTCTTTCACACGGCTCAGTCATTATGAAGTCACCTGCCACGTACTCCAATCAAGACTTTGGAATTATCCATTTTACTCACTCTCCTTTACCCTAATAAACCACGGCTGTATTTTAAATGGCCACCTTAAGCCCTCAAAATCATTATCTGCCTCTCCAACATCAAAATATTCCTCTTTGATTGACGGATCATTGATCTCAAGGCAGACAGATGCCTCTCCATTAAGCTGTGGGAATGGCTTTCTACTTAACATGACGTATGGAGCTTTAGACTTAAAGCATGTAGGCTCACTATTTGGTAAAAGTCCGTTAACTAAAATACTGCCTATTCTATCTTGTATCGTGGTGTGGTAGCATTTCATAATTCACTCTCCTTTTAACTGCTCCATCTCCTACTTTCTGGATAAGGGGCGGGATAGGCGTCGGCGAGCTGGGCGGAGGCGTCGACAGGCCCGGCGGAGGCGTCGTTAGTGCGGACGTCGGAGCAGGGGCCGGATGAGCAATAGCCCACTGTTTCTTCAAGTAGTCATATTCAAGGCCTTCATTTAGTTTTAAATAAATGTCCTTGATATTGGCGATGAATTTCTCTTTGCCTATCTCGTCAATGAACTTCTGAGCATTCTGGTAAGCTGTGAAATGATCGTTGCCGCGAGTGACCAATAACCCAGTGGATTTCTCGGTCACATGCCATATTCCCCCGAATTCATGGGCGAAGAGTTCTATTCCGTCGGAGCCGAATGGGAAGACTTCACGGGGATATTCCCTCTGACAATCACGTTTTAGAATATTGGGCTCCATGATGGCCCGGAAGAAGTAGTGCTGGTTATTCTCCAAGTAATTCCTCCCGGTTGTAATCAACTCCGAGATTGGTCAGAAACAACCAGAACTCAGGGCGCCGGGAATAGATTTCATACATGCGGTCATAATTGATCGGGGGGCATTTACCTGGGTAGCTTACAAATGGCGGGAAATGGCGATCAACCAAGTTGCAACATTTCCCACAAATGGTGAATTCACTTAACACAGTCCGTTTTCCTCCCTCCAGCTTTCATGATCGACCTTTTTCTTCAAAAACCTGATCAACCATTCCCTCAAAGCCGGGGCCTTTTTCCGATTGTCAATGATGTCATGATGATTCAGACACAAGATGACCTGGTTACGGGGGTCGTCGAAGATCGCCTTCCACTTTCCTTTCCGCCCGCCCATTTTTTTAGGCTCGATATGAGCGTAATTCCGATTCGAAGTCGGAGTCGGGCAATTCGGGGCCTCGCAGAGTCCTCCCGACCGCTCATCGATTTCAGCTTTCTGCTTTTTGTTCATCGGTGCACCATATGAGCGAATTTTCCTTTGACAAATTTGTCCGGGTCCTGGCCACCGGGTTTGTGGCCATTGCCTTTGTGCTCATCCTTGCGGGCCCAGGTCAAAATCGCGTGGTAGTCGGATTTGTATTTATATCCGTGTGCCAGTTTGCTTTCCGAAAACGTAGTGATTCGTTCATTAGCGCCGACTTCCCCGAACTGGCCAATCAGCCTCTCGCACTCTGAGGCCGAAAGGAAAACCCCCGGCTTGATCTTGTACTTTGCCTCTTTTTCTTTGGTATTTTCTTTTTCTTCTGTGGATTCGGTTTCTCTTTCGGATTCGGATTGGATTACGGGGGCATCTGATATCACTTGATATCCATTGCCATCAGGTGATGGATATTTGCTTCGCTTCGCTCGTTGTTGCTGGTGCTTTTCCCACGCGGAGATCTGGATGTACGGTTTTCCAGTCACCACATACTTTTGCACCATGCCCACGCTGACCAGCTTGGTCAAAAATCCATCAACCATGGCGTCGGACACCTTGCCCAGGCGTAATGGGAAACACTTCGCCCGGAGTATCGGGGCCCGCCCATCCATCCGGCCGTAGTCATCGCAATTTACGATGAGCCGGTAAAAGAACACCTCCTCCATAGGGGAGAGTTGCTCGATGTCACAGCTTGTGCAGATCGATTCTTTAATGATCCGGTTGGGCATTCTTCCTCACTAAATCGATGATCTTGATCAGGTTGACATTGCGACCGTTGAATTGATCGCAATGTTTGATAATGAACTCCCGCAGATCCTTACTTTCTATATGCCACATGGCCAGCCCATTCTTTTGAGGCTTCCGCCCGTTGTGATAGGTCGCCTTCAGGGCACCGGAATCCATGAAGGGCTGCAACGTGTGGTGGTCGATGCCCAAAATCTCACAACAGTCTTTTTTTGTATACCAACCAGAATGCGACCGAAGACAGAGCTTCATTCTGGTGGCGCGGACCTTGATAGCATTGGGACTGCGGTTGATCTTATTGGAGATCGTAGGGATTGAATTCTTATGGATCAGTTCCTTTAATTGTGCGTCTTCCTCCGGGGTCCAGTAGCGTGTGTGCCCGGTCTTCTTCCCCAGGCCCATAACATGCGCGCGGCCCTTGACTTGGTGGGGAGAAAGTTTAAGGACGGCGGAGATCTCCCGCGCCGATTCGTCGCTCTGTTTATAATGCATCCGGATATAGTCGTCTTCCTGCTCCGCCCAAATATGCCAATATTTCCCAAACACGAGTGGCTTGGCCCTTAGGGCCTGGGCGCGCTTAATCTCCTGCCTGGCCAGCTCTTCAGGATCGTAAGAGCTCATGCTTCCTCACTCCATCCACAGTTCCAACACAGGAATCTGTGAAATAACTTGATGCACTTACGTTTGCAGTAAAGGCAGGTCATTTCGCCCTCGCTATCATTTCTTTGTGCATAGACCGGGCACCATCGACTGTGAATTGCAGAGTCTGGTCAGAGAAGTCGACCGTTACTAAGTCTCTTCCCTGATCGATGGTGATCACCCTCCCGATCTTGCGACCTGCGGCCAGATAGACGTAGCTTTTTATTCCAAAGGGTTTCTTGGGATCAAAGTCGGCGGGTGCCTGGAAGCCCTGGAATTTCTGTTTGATCGAATCGAAGAAGGATATCTTATCCTGTGGCATTGCACTGTTCCAAGAGCCAGATATCCTGCCGTCAATAAATTCAGCCTCCTTTCTCGTTAGTGCAGCATCGATATCAGACTCCACCGTTTTTGCGCCGGCGTCTTCAGCGCCATCCTTCAGTAATCCTTTTTCCTTCAACGCGAATCGCTTGGTGTAAAGCGCCGGCATGCTAACCCCAAGATGAGCAGCCTGCTCTTGAAACGTGCCTTCGTTCCTGATCAGGTAAGCAATATCCTCATCGCTCCATAGGTGCTTCTCTTCCTTTTTGGCCCTCCTGGAAGGGGCTGGTTTCAATTCGCTCTTTATGATCGGAGGCCGCTTGAAAGTAATCGTCACTGATTCGACTTCGTAGTTATCGGGTACCGGCAATACGATGTTATTCATCTAACAGCCTCCTGCAATATTCTTCATGTTTGCAACCTGCGCAATATTCCGTGAGTTCTATTTCATCGCAGCCGTCCCAACTGCCTTTGTCTTTGATGATCTGTTTTAGGATTTCAGCTTGAGATTTAATCTTCATGTTTGTCTCCGGTGGAATTGTCGATCGGGCAGGGTCCGTCAAAGACTTCTTGAAAAAGTATTTCTCGGAAATAGCCATAGATCCCGATACGGAGTCTGATTTGTGGTTCGTCGTTGAGCCTGCCGGCAACCGCGTAAACCCTGAAACCCTGCTCGTCCTTATTATCCTGTCCAGAGAAGAAAGCGCTCATTTTGCCGTGGGAATGCAGCTCGAGCACAACGTTGTCCATCGTCTGGTATTCGATCGATGTCCCGGAGACTTTCTTCCTGCTCCAGGGGAGGGTTTCTGTCTTGTCCAGCCAGAAGTTTCCGGTTTGGTTAAAGCTCCAGCGGCACCAGTCCTGCAGGCCGGGGTATTTATTCCCGATCCCATCCAGCACATCCTCGAGCAGCCAGCCATCCAACGGCTCCCCGCCCTTTTTAGCGAACTTCTCCATCACCACCACACGCGCGCCGGCGCTCACCGGGGAGATACATAAAACGGAAGCCAGCATCTGCGCATCGGGGATTGCGTATGCGTCGTAATTGTATCGGCTCATCCCGTGAAAGCGCGCCGGTATCCCCTTTATCAGGTCTTCCATCTCTGGTGAGTAAGTGCCAGCTGCTATCGGGAAATACTTTTTCGAAAACAATGCGGCGAATTTCTTGACTGCGTTGGGACCCGATAGGTCCTCCTCAGGGAGGTATTCCTCCACCAGCTTATGAAAGGCGAACCGGTGATCGAGGCCGTTGAAGGGTTTGATCGCCGAGCTCAGAAGGCTGGGCCCGAAAATAAATCTATTTCTCAGCACCCGGGTAATCACATGTCCTCCTGGTCGACCTGCTGTGTATTTGGAGTATCCCACCGGGTCCTCGGGCGTCCGATCCGATCAAGCGCTTCCCGTGCGGCCTTCACTGCTTTGATGTAGACCTGAATCTCCACGATCGCCAGGTTCAGTTCCCCCTGGCGGTCCATCGCCTTAACGATGTCGACCTTGCCCTTATCGTCGAATATTTGAGCAGCCAGGGTGGAGATCCGGAACTTCTTCTCCGGCATCTTCTTGAGGGCGGTGACCAGGCGTTTGGTTGTTAGTTGCAACCTTTCGTCCCTACCCTTTTTGCGAACGTGAATACCTGGTCCTCTCCGCGCTTGGTCTCTTTGGTTTCAGCGTTGCTGAGCTCAGGAAAATACTGAGTCAGGGATTGGCGGACTTCGTCGACCTTCAAAGCCGGATCCGGGTCGGGAAGTTCCTTCCCATCGTAAATAAATATCCTCGCCAATTTAATCCTCCTTACCTTTTAATCTGTGTTTTACAGATTGCGATCATAGCCTTCAAGAAGGCTATTTGTTCAAAAGCCATGTAATAATCAGGTGTCGCCTTTATCTTTTTTATTGCTATCTTGAATTCAATATTGGCAAGTTGAAAAGCTTTACCGTATGGAGTCGTCATTTTGCCTCCTCTAAAATCAATTTGAGCGGGGTATCCGCCAAATCACAGCCCAGCTTCTTCATGAACGGCATCCCGCCTTCCCGCGAAACGCTGGCCAGCACGCCGTCCGACTTTTCCTCGAGTACCACTTTTCTCAGCTTGGCCGAGGCCTTGAGTTCTTCCATGGTTACCTTCTGCAGGGGCTTCTCTGCGGCAGGTACCCGGCCCGTCGCAGGAGCGGCTTTAGATGTGGATGCCGGGTTTTTCCCTTTTCCCTCTTCATCCAGCGGATCTTCGTCATCCAGCACCTGACCTGTTTCCGGGTCGACCCTAACATCCGAATTACCGCCAAGGGGGACGCCTTTACCGGCTGGCAGCAATTTTGTCTTCTCAGGTTTCCCTGAAGCCGGCTGGGTTGAGGGCAGGGGCGGCTGCGCCGGCGGCCGCAGGATGTTCTTGATTGCCCCGTTGAGATCAGCCACCGACCAATTGCGGTCTTTAATCTTGCCGGCCAGGTCGATCATCTTCTCCGGCGACTTGAGCTGCAGCAAAGTCCTTCCGTGAGTAGGGGATATTTCTTGAGTTATAACCTTCTGTTGTATCTCCTGCGGCAGGTCTAAAAGCCTCAGAGTGTTGGCCACCTCTCCCTGGGTGATGTTATGCTTCTTCCCGAGCTCCTCCTGGGTCATCTTGAATCCCTCGAGATACTTCTGATAGAACTGAGCCAATTCGATCGGGTTGAGGTCCTTGCGAACCGTGTTCGTGGCGAAGACCATGTCGGCCATCTGCTGGTCCGTCAGCTCCCGGACGATTACAGGGATCATCTCGCAGTCCTTTTCCCCGTGGCCGGCGCGGTATTTATACCCCGACAACCTCAGCCAGCCGTCGCCCATCTCGAACTTCCCGTCCTTCTTCCGGCAGACAGGGGTCTGATGCATCCCCTCGATCTTCATCGATTCGGCGAACTTTTGTTGCGTGAACATGTCCACGTCGATCCTCGAGGTGGGTTGATAGGGATTCGGCAAAATCGCGTTGATCGATACCTTCTGAATAACCTCGTCTTTCAAAATCTTCCTCCTGCTAACAATCGCTCAAATTCATCCCGCGCTTCCTGCGCGTCTTCAAATCCCATCTCAGTAGCCCATTGGTCCCAGGGAACTCTTCCGGAATCCTGTCTGTCCTCTCCGGACCAACTCCTCCATCTCTTTGATCGGCGATCTCCGTTGAACTGCAGGAGCGTAACCTGTCGGGGGGGGGTACTCCTTCCTCGGCCCTTAGACCGGGAGATGAAACGTACCCCGTGCATATGATGAGCGATGGGATTCCGCTGTAATAGCTCATCCTGGATTTCCCGTAAGATTGCGTCCTGCCAGTCTTCATGCTTCATTCTTTAATCGGCTTGCCCTCTCGGTCGACCTCACAGATAACCTTGCATGCTTTCGCTCTGATTTTCTCCGGATAACTCGGTTCACCGGAGAAGTAAGCGATGTCTTTTAGCGCGACTTCGCAGAGTAGATAATGACCAGGTTTGTTATTGAATTGCTCGCAGGCTATGGGGTCCCAGCAAAAATGCAGACCGTATCCACATTCGATATTGGTATCAGGCTTCCAATTAGGATCAGTGGCCTTCTTGCCCAGCGGATATTTAAAATTTGCTCGGCTGCAGAAATCCCCATCAACAGCTTTATAGACGTTGATTTTACCTTTCGATATCTTTATTCCATAGATATCGCACCATTCTTCAATGGTCTCCGGATATTTAATGACATGAATGTTACCCTTAGCCTTCGCGTTCTTTGATCGGACAATGGCCAACGCCAATCCCCAGGCTGTGACCTGCGAATTTTCCCTGGCTGTGACCTGCGAATTTTCCCTGGCTGTGACCTGCGAATTTTCCCTGGCTGTGACCTGCGAATTTCCCCAGGCTGTGACCTGCGAATTTCCCCAGGCTGTGACCTGCGAATTTTCCCTGGCTGTGACCTGCGAATTTCCCCAGGCTGTGACCTGCGAATTTTCCCTGGCTGTGACCTGCGAATTTCCCCAGGCTGTGACCTGCGAATTTCCCCTGGCGACTACGTAACCCTTCTTTAATATATATATGCCGTTGCGGAGTTCCGCCTCGCCATATTTCTCGATCAGTGCATCTAATTCTTGCTGCGATTTAGCTTCCTGCATATTCAACCTCCTAAATTAAAATCTGCCGGGGAGATTGCGGGGTGATAGCCACATATTCAGTTGTCGACCTCCTTGTTTAAATTCTCTCCCCGGCAGCGGTATTGTCCGGGAGCCGGCCGCAGTCCGAATAAAACCGGCTCCCAAAAGGAGGATGCGCCTGCCACGGCTTCATTCGCCGGAGCCAGGTTCGTCAGGCCTGGACCGTTCCCCTTCGCTCCGGACACAGCAGGCTTCCTCAATTCGGGTCTACATTCCGGCTGATGTTTTCCCTGGCACCATGCGCAGGAGTGGCCGGTTCGTCGAAGTTCTCCTTGATAATTTCTGCCTGCGGCTCGTCAAAAGTGTAATTGTCTACTGGTTTTCCATCCTTTAGTTCGTTCGCCTGCACACAGATACGTGTGCATCCATGAAGCCCGTTGGTGATGGCAACTACTGTGCCCTGGTATCCTGTCATTTTGTCTCTGACTACCTGGCCTAATTTAACTTTCATAAAACCTCCTGTTTATATTGATCACATTTCACTGTGTTATTTCTTGAATCGGTTTCCTTTACAGCTTTGCGGCATTCTTGGACACTGGGTTGGCAGCAGTTATCACAAAGGTTGAACATTTTCATTTCAGTGACATGCACCTCTCCTCCGGCAGCTTCTATGGCAGACTTGAGTGCCTGGGCACCAGGAGGAAGAGGCACATTTTCAACTGCGACCTTCTTTCTGACTGGCAATTTCCTGACAACCGGTTTAACCACGATCTGACCTTCTCCGGCTTTGGGAAGCGGGACGCCGCCGAGGTAGTCGATCATTTCATATCGTCCGCCTTCGACGTGGGCAACTATGGGGCCCTCCTGATCTTCATAGACCAGCAGAGCAATCCCTTCCTCGGGAGCCGGTATCCCTCCCAGCCATCTAATCAGCCAGTCTCTCATCCGGTCTGCCCTCCAAATTTCTCCCTCTCGGCCATGGCCTCGAGTTTCTTCCATGCGCCATCGAAATCAATGATCTCCGAGGGGTCCTTGACGCCCAGGGCTTTGAGCACCTTGGCACGGTAAATGCCCCATTTCTTATAGGCCCTCGTGAATAGCTGCCCGACCGTTTTAATTTCCCCCTCCTGAGCCGGTTTCGTCCGGGAAGTCAGTATGTCCAGTTGTCTTCGGGCTTCGTCTAAAATTCCGTAGGCATAGGTAATTGAGATATCAGCCATGGCCTGAATCGCCTCCAGGACGGTGTCCCTCTGATCTGTAAGATCGTCCAGCCGATCGTATTGTTTCACTGAGTCTCCTTCTCATGCCTGAATATAGCCAACCTGATCATTTGAGGCGTATCGTAGACAGTAAAATAAGCAACGTGTTTACCATTCTTCGTCAGATGCAGCTCCCCATCACCGTACTGGATGGAGTAACCCTTCTTGACGTGCTCGGCCAGCAACTTTTTCTTAATACGCATGGTCTCTCTTAATGATCATCGAAGTCGGGAACATAAACCCAAATCCGAATACCAGCCCGGCCATGATCAAAAGAATCACGACGACCAGGCTGATCAGTATGTATCGCTCTATCTCCCGATTGGTCATTGGTTCTCCGTGTCCCGGATTGACTCGGGGTGCTGTTCGATTAATCCACGCTTCTCTTTTGTGTTGCCCCGGCCGCCCATGGCGCCGATTTTGCTCATGTGCTCTTGGTATCCCTTGCCGAGCTTCTTTGAGAGAACCTTCTGTCCTATCAGCCCGCCGGTAGCGCCGTTCTTTGAGTAGAACTCCGACTTTTCCTCCAGTTTCCGGGGACAGAGGCCGCCGAATTCCGGGCAGATAAACCGGTTAAGGCCGAATTCACAGGCCGTCTTCATTCCGCCTTCGTGGCCCGCTTCAGAATGATTCATCTTGCCTCAGCAAAAATATGAGCAGCCAGGTTGCATAGGTCACCCATCAACCCGTCTTTCTCAGCGAAATCCAGCACGTCGCAGCTGCGCTTTCTGGCAACGGCCTTCAGATCCTTATGGAAACGGTATTTGAACTGATAATAAAGTTCGTTCCAGGCGTCCTCGTATGAATATCCCGAGTTCTGCCGAGCCACAAATTTACGGATGATCATGTTGATCTGTGAGCGGAGGCTGATCTCCGGGATAGGCTGCAGTAAAAGGTGGTTCCCGCCGCGTTCAAGGGCGGCAAGTCGGTCCTCCAAACCTTGAATTATTGCTGCCGTATCCGGCTGTTTGCGGAGTCCGGGTAGGGCCTGAATTACCATTCTGTGTAATTCTTTGGCCTTCGGTTTGCGGCTGCCCATGACGATTTCGTACAACCCTTCCTCCGTCACATAGGCCATGGCGCGCATGCCAGTTTCGGTGGGAGTATTGATCGTGGCCATAATACCGGGGTGTACTTTGTACACCCCGGTACTTCGTAACTTCTGTAGGACATTGCCGGTATCCTGTACCCCAATCCCATCGCAGATATCCTTCAGACAGAAATAAGGCTCGCCCTCCTGCATTTCGATGCGGAGTTTTTTGTCTTTGAAGAGAGTTAATTCCTGCGTCATTTATTCATCCGATTGTAAATATTTAAGGCAGACATCTGGGTAATGCACAGCCAGACCTTTTAAAAATTTACGGCCTGGTTTGTATTTAGGGTTATTCATTACTAAAGAAAACATGGTTCCTGATATACCCAATTTCATTGCCAAGGCCCGCTGCGTAAGGTTTTCGTTTTGTAATATTTTAAGGAGTTCCTCGTACAGCTTCATGTTTTATATTGTAAACATTTATAATTACAAATTGCAAGGGGGTAGATTACATAACTTGACAAGTTAATATAAATATTTTAAATTGTAAATATTGGAATAAGGAACTTCATCGTAAGGCGGAGGAATATTAGAACAATTGTTAAAGGATTTTGTCAAAGAATACCGCCAGGCCCATGGTTTGACCCAGGCAGACCTGGCAAAAATTGCTGAGTTATCGAATTCTTTTATTTGCAGAATAGAAAGGGGCGATTATAAATCATTATCATTCAATTCGATCACTAAATTGGCAAGGGCTACGAAACTTTCAATGCCGGCGCTTCAAAAATTAATAGACCTTAAAAAAACAGAGGACCTATCAGGGCAGCAGGGTCACTCGTTTATTAAGGAAACAAATACTCCATATATCCTGGTAGACAAAAATCCCCTTGATTTGGTCCGCGAGCTGACCAATAGCTTGCCGGAATTGATCCCCCTGTATAACAAAATCAGCGATAAGAAGGTGGTAGGCTACGCCTATTATCCGCAGCCAACGCCAAAGTACAGGGGAGGAGATATGAAGCTTATTGGGATCAGGTCACATATCAAATACAAGGACGAAATTCGCCCCGGCGATGTATTAGTCGTGGCCAAGGAATTGAAACCGGACCCAGGCGACTTGTGTATCCGCGATAATAAAGAAGGTATTGAGGTCTGTACTAACGACGGCCTCCCCATCATCACCATCATCCGCGAGAAAAAGAAGATCGTTTAATTTTTTTGCCCGGTGGCCAGTCTATTATGAATAGCGCAACCGTAAAAAGATATGATCAGGAACATCATATCGATGGAGGTCTGTGATGCAGCAGTGGTACAGGTGCCCTAAATGCAACCAGTTTGTTCAATACGGAATTCCATATTGTCAAGCCTGTGGCTGTCAAATGGCATGGGGCAACCAACCGGTTTATAGTCCGCAACCCCAGCCCAACGATAAGGCGAAGCCAAATTCAACAGTAATCATCATTACGGTAATATTGGGGCTTGCGTTGGTGGTCGGCGGCCTTTTTTCTGTGTGCACAAATAAATCAAAAACAAACTCCTCTCAACAGACTTCGTCATACCCAGCCATAACAACTGAAGAGCGATCATACGCAACTAAAATGTCCGCCAATGCTAAAGGTGTTTCTTCGGCGCTAAACAACCTCATAGGGTCAGCGCAATCTCCGGCGATCGGCAATGCAACATGGGAAGCAACGATAAATTCACAGATAAGTATTTTACAAGCTTATATACAAGAAGGAAGGGCAATCACCCCGCCAGCGTCTTTATCAAATGCGCATTCAGAATATATTCAGTTTATAAATCACATTGATAATGCCTGCCAGTATCTAAAAACAGGATTAAAAACATACGATTCCGATCTCATTAATCAGGCTACAGCCGAAATAAACCTGGCAGCACCGCATGGTCAAGAAGCCAAAAGGCTCATAGAGGAATTTAATCTATCAAGAGGAATAAAATGAGCCAGCACCGCTTTTGGCCTTTTAGGATTCCCAAGCAAGACGTCGAGGGTTCGAATCCCTTCACCCGCTTTCAGCTTCAAAATGAGAAACTTAGACGGCTTGACATCCCGGAGCGCAGCTATGAAAGGCCGGTTTTAGACGTCTTGATTTTATCACGCACGATCGAATATTACATCAATGCCCTGTATGCCGAGAGGAAGTCGGAGAAGACGGTATTTTCGTATTCATATAACCTCAAGCGCTTCCTGGGGCACACCGGGGACTTGAAGATCCGGGACATCACGGTCCACCATTGCCGGGATTACCAGGCCTGGCGGTCGGTCAACAACCTCAGCGGCCGCAGGAAAGAGGTCTCGGCCTATACTTTGCATCAGTCTTACCGGGTGCTGAATGCGTTTTTTAACTGGTGCATCAAAGAAGGTTTCGTTGAGAAAAATCCCATGGCCAACATCAAACCCCCCGACCTGGGCAAGAATATCATTCAAACATACACCCGCGAAGATATCCAGTCCCTGCTATCCGCCTGCCCGGCCAAAGACTTCCGTGGCGCCCGGAATAGAGCAATAATCGCCATGCTCCTGGACACGGGAATAAGGGAGGACGAGCTGATCACTTTAAACATGGACAAGATCGATTACAAAGGCGGGGCTTTGGAAGTGATCGGGAAGAAGAAAAAAAAGCGCATCGTGCATATCTCGGACAAATGCCGGCAGGCGCTCTGGCGGTATGTCTTATTGAGGGATGCAAAGGCGCCGGTACATGAAAGGAGACTATTCTTGAGCGAGGAAATGAGGCCTCTGACCGGCAAAGGGCTCCTGACGATCATTTCCCGGCTGGGAGGCAAGGTCGGGGTCCATGCTTATATTCACAAATTCCGCCACACCTGCGCTATCGAATTCCTACGCGCCGGCGGCAATTTAGCGACCTTAAAGGAAATGCTCGGCCACGAGAGCCTTGAAACCACGATGAAATATCTCACCGCCCTCAATTCTGACGATGTCATTAAGGCCCACCAAGAATTCTCCCCGGGCGATCGATTTCTATAGTTTGTTTTTTTGCGCAGGTTGCGGGCGCAGCTCAATATTAGCTTCACACTGGCATATTTTCTCCTGATTTTGGTCAATAAAAAAAGCCCGGCAGACTAACTGCCGGGCGAGGGGAATAATTATTGCCTTGGAAAATATTTATCATCAACCACCAATGAATAAGCCCATGTCACTCCTTTACTCTTATGCACTCCCCAGGTCCACTGGCAGGGCACCGAGGAGGTCCCGATAATCTCCTGGGTGAAGGAATCATCCGTCACCGTCGAAGCGCCCATGAAGAGTTTGCATTTCGAGCTGATCCTTAGAAAATCGTCCTTATGGAAGTGCCCGCAGACGGCATAATCAAATCCATCATAAGTCACATACCAGCTCATCACCTTTTTGGTCAGGGAGAAGTAAGGCACACCCATGGATGCTTTGCATTGGTCACCATGAAACAAAAAGAACTTACTTCCCTGTACTGTGACGAGCAGGTAAAAGGAATCAGAGACTTCCACCTCGATGTCATAAGGCTTCAACACCGAGGCCAAAGCTTTATATAAAATAAGGTCCCAGTTCGAGGTGGCAGGAGCTTCTCTTGAGTACCTCCCATGGTTGCCGGGCACACATCTTAATTTGACGGTCTTGAATTCCTGCTTACAGGATAGGATAAAAGAGGTTAAGGTCGGTAAAGAAAGCTCGAAAATCTGCTGCTGGGCACCTTTATCGATATTCCCAACCTTGGCGCCCTGGTGGGGGTTTTCGCCATGTATCATGTCCCCGGTCACAAAAATCTCCAGATCGTTGACCGGATACATATTCCTATGGAGCTCGGTAATCCTCAACGTCGACTGGAAAAGATGGTCCAGGCGTTTTTGGTAGATTTCATGATTGTAAGAAGGGGTAATCTCCCCATCATGGTTATCGGTTAAATGAAGTATCTGAGTTTCAGGCGAGCGGCTTTTCTCATGTTTGTAAACTTTAAGCTCAACGGGAGGAAGGTTGATGATAGGTTCTTTGGGTGGGCCTATGGGGGCCGGGGGGGGGATAAGGCGCCGCGCTGTCTCCTTCTCGATGAAGACTTTGTAATTATGGAGCCTGGTATAACCTAATTGTTTGGCTCGTCTCACCTTCCCGACATGATCGAGGGAATTATAGACAGCAATTTCTTTATCGACATCGATGTTTTTATCGAGTGAAATCCGTTTACCCATCAGCGGACGCCGGAGTGTCCTGATTCTCCTTTTCGATTACACAAATACCATCTGCCTCGCAGATCGGGCAAAGTTTCTCGCCGCATTCTATGGCCCGGCCGCACTGGCAAATACAGCTCATGCATTCCTCCTGATTGATATTCTGAATGTCATGCGATTGTCAAAAGGCTTCGGAAAGTCTTGTTAGCTGTGACTGTATCCTGGAGTTTCATCACATCACCGTCTTTGAGAACGCATTCCATGTACATATCCCAGGGCATGGTGGCAATCCCGCCAACTCCCCAGAGATATTTCCCCCAGGAGTTGTCATATTCGATTCCGAGAGTGTTGTAACCCTGTTGGCAGACGTCGTGGCCGCCGTCGTAACGTCCGGAAGGATCCAGGAAGACAGACTGTCCCATCATGTTCATCCAGCGATTGTCCCAGTTGCAGGCCGAGGTGATGGGCCCGAATAAGTAAATAGCCTGTTTGATCTGCTCTATTGAAAGGTCCGGGGTCAGCCGCCAGTACGCTCCGAGCTTATACCGTCCGTCAAAGCCGGCTTCTGTTTTTGGCGAGAAGAGCTTTTCCCAGCAGGTCGGAGCCCGGCCAGCGACCGGCATGCCTTTATGAAGCATGATGTCGCAGCAGACTTTAGGATACGTTCCTTCTCCGGGGTAGAAATCGTTTCGCTTGCATTCCATGTATAAAGAGTGCGGATCGAAGCGCGGGGCCGGGACCCCCTCGAGCCTCTCCTGGATTAGTCGGGCTAAAGTGTGGGCGTAGGCCACGCATTCCGAAGTTCCGCCCTGGTCCATAATGTCGGGATCCGGAACGCAGCGGTAGGACTCAGGGACTTTCACGGGAGGCAGGGCGGCCAGCAGATCCTTCACTAAGAGGTCCCGGTCATCGGGGATGTCTTTGACCCAGCCTGAGAGGCTTCTATTCATGGCATTTCCCCTGCCGGGCCCGGCCATTGAACTTTCTCTGAGCAGGTCTGGCCATCCCGGCCAATCGCCGTGATAGTGACACCCTTCATCAACATTTTGAAGGTGCTCCCCGGCAAACCGTAAGAATGGAACGTCGAGAATTCAGGTTCGAGTGGAGAGGTATAACATAAGTCTCCAGAGCAATAAGTGATCTTGCATTGAGCATCTTGGTTAGTTTCCCAACTCACGCAAGCACACTCGCAGTTGTCATCCACGACATTGACAGAGATGATCTCCAGCGGCCGGCAGGAAAGGGCTGCCAGCCCTAAGACCAGCAGCCCGATAATTAGCCATCTCTTCATGGCGTTACACTTCGCCGGTGTCCCTGATTTTCAGGGCGGTCCTCAAAGGCGTGAGTACCTGGTGGAAAAGGCCGGCGCTGTGAATCATGCAGTTGACCTTATGGTTCAGCCAGTATGTCTGCGGAGCTGCGACCTCCGTCCATTTGGTCGGCGCGGGCAGTGTGGTGGCGGCGGTAAACGCCTCGGACGCAGTAGTGATGGCGGCCTGCAGCAGGACCTGGCGGAATCCCATGCCCTGGGTTTCATCATTCCAGCGGTTGGCCAGTTCCCGCGTCAGGTTCGGCGCCACGGGAACGGGGTCGATGTTGCCGGCATCATCCTTGTAAGGTGTGCCGTCGGTTTCCAGTCCGGCGTAGATGGATCTTAGGAGTTCATTAAGTTTGTCCAGAGGGGTGATTTCCGGGGCGGCGCCGGCGGGTTTAGGGGCTTTGCCGGCTTTGATGGCTTGCCAGTAGGCTGTGCTGGCGCGGGCCCGGTAAACAGCGGCCACGGCTTTGCCGGCCGGGAAGAAGATGGCCACCAGCAGGGAGAGCACCGGGATGACCTGGTTCACAATAATAGGTGTCCAGGTACCTGCCTCAGTCGGCCAGAGGGCGGTAATGATCGCCACCATTAGAGCGCAGATCACTACCACGAGTTGAATAAGATTGTCCTTTGTCACGTTCCACCTCCATGGAAACAGAAAACCGCTCTGTTAATATTCCAGGGCGGTTATTAGAAACTTAATTTGTATTCTACGATCGGTTTACAAATATTCACTCGTAAACATTTCTTGAGTTATAAATCAGGGTGGCATTATGGTTTCCCTGTGAAGATCAGATTCAAGCCTATATTCAATCCTGTAGTGAATGCTGCCGTGCAGATGATGGCCACGACGAGGTTCCGGAGGCTAATATTGCCTTTCAACTTTTCCGTCCTGGCTGTTGAATCCTCGGTGGAAATACATCCCTGTAAATCTTGGATGTCTTTCTCGGCCTGCTCCAGTCGCCGGCCTTCATCCGCGCAGGGCAACTTACTGACCGTTGCGTTTAATTTCTCCATACCATCAAAGAGCTTGCCAATGTTCTTTTTCTGATCCTCCTGCCCGGTGAGGACAGCTTCCACCTGGCCCGACAGTTTACCGAGTAATAAAATCTCTTCAGGTGTCATCGGCGAGCTCCTATCCTAAAGTCCATTCAGTCCAGTATTCGAGTGTGGAAGCTGATGTGGAATCTATCTTGTAATAATAACCAGGAGGGACAACAACGGTTATAGCAGTATAAATAGTTCCCCCGTCAGAATCATGCCCTTGGTTAGTGATGACATAGGTATCTGCCGGGGAGGATGTTTTTATTCTTGCGGTCAGTCCAGTACCCCCTGCCTTGCTAACTGTCACAGTGACAATCATCGTTTTCCCTGAAGTGTTTTGGTATTCAGTACCCAACGTACGGGAACCCGTGACGATAGCCTGTGTGGTGTGTGAGCCAATATATGACCAAAGCGGATCAGCCCCATCACCGTGGGTTTCTAAATACTTCCCTGTGTCACTGTGCTTTAATTCAGCCGGGGCCGAAGCGCCTCGGTAAATAATACTTCCGCGTTCTGTTAATGGATCTGTCATCCCTGCAGCCGGGATATTCCAGGTCCCATCAGAGCGATAGAATTTGCCAGTGTCGTTTTCCAGGGTCTGGACCAGGCCACGGTCGACAGTTGAGACACCTTTATTGCTCCGTTGGATGTAATCAGTTATGCGCGGCTTAGGAACATCTCCAAAGCTGACAAAATATTCATATATCCCGTTTACTTTATCAACAACGGTCATCTCGACTTCATTGATGATGAAGGTCTGCGCAGCCCAGCTTAAATGCGAGTTGGTTATGGCAATGGCCATGCCGGCACGGAGCCCGTCCTGCCAGCAGACAAGGGATCCGCCAGTCACGTTGAGAATCCCGTTCTTGTCTACTTTGTATCTGAGCTCGCCATATTTGAAAGTCGTCGTATTGTTTGGAGTATCCGATAGCCCGAAAGGCGCAGTTTCTCCTGTGTTAGCAAACCAGTGTAATTCCTTGTCCGCATCCCAATACCAGAATCGGCTGTTCGCATTGGCCAGGTCATCCAGCATCCTCCTGAGAGAAGAATCTGTAAATACAATACTCGTTGCTGATCCATCAATAACATGAGTGGTGATCGGGTTAGGAGAAAAAGTCGTGAAGATGTCTGTTAAAATCTGCTTGTCATTGTGATCGCCAGCCGAGAAATCAAAAGACATCACCGAATACAGAAGGGATAGTGCATTATAATCCACGGCATTTATGATGGCAGTGTGGGTATCATTGGATTGAAAAGACAAGTTGCTTCCCATCACCTGGCCAGTGAATAAATTCACTGCGCCGAGTAATACCTCTATCACGAAAACTGTATTCGGAGTCGCCGGGATAAAATGACTGTTCTCGAAAGCCAGCCTCAGGGTGTTGAAATCATTCCTTTTAAAATTCAATTTGAATGTCCCGAGGTTCGCGTAAGCCGTGACGTCAACAGTATCGACTTTGATTGTCAGGTTAGACATATCCCTTCACTCCATAGGGATTTACCTGGTTGTAAAGATGCTTATCTACCACTTCGGCGATCTGCTCGCCGTCCAGATAGACATGCGTGTGAATCTCCTGATTGCCAGAAAAATCCTTCCATGGAATAACAGCTTCAGGACCTGCCTCGCCGATCATGGCCATGGTCGGGCGGGTTACAATTCCCCCTGCAGCCATCGCCGGGATCTCTGCCGTCTTGGCGCTGAATAAGGCCTCGATACCCGCCACGGCCGCGGCTGCCGCAATTGCACCGGCTATAAGGGCTGCGATGCCCACCCATCCCTGAGCTGCGGTAGCGATGGCCTGGGCGATGGCGAATACCTTCAAAACAACAATGAGCGCAATCACGGCGACGGCGATATCACGGATGGTCCGGACTATATCCGGATTGACCTTTATCCATTCCCGTGCCTGTTTGATGCACTCAGTTATATTGTCGACTGCAATTTTCATGTCTTCAGCGAAGATTTCACCCACGGTATTCGACAAGCCCTTAAAAGACACATCCAGTTTATCCATAGAATCCTTCAGGGCTGCGCCTTTATTTATCGCAGTATCGCTCATGACAGCCCCCAGATCATTCGCCTCCTTGCGATATTTCGCCAGGCCGGCTGCTCCGTTCTCCAGCATCGGAAGAAGCTCAGTGCCCGTTTTACCAAAAACGGCTACAGCTAAAGCGGCTCTTTCAGAGGGGTCCTTGATACTGGCTACTGCCTGGGCGACCTTAAGGAACTGCTCATCAGGGGATAAATTCTTAAGGTCCTCTATTTTGATATTGAGCTTTTCGAATGCAGTGGGAATATCCTCGCTGGCATCCTGAAGCGCGGACATTTGCTCTTTGATCGCCTTGATCTTGGTTGAGGTTTGTGAATCCTTTTTGATCTTTTCAATTTGTGCGTTATAGTCCGCTATCCTCTGAGCAGCGTTTTTCGCAGCAGGATCAACCTGCATCATTTTGCGGCGGACTTCGGTGATCTTATCATCCACCTCGGATTTCTCTATCTCCTGGAGTTCCTTCTGAAGCGAGTTCATTTTGTCAGTGACATCCGCGCCGGTATTGGTGGCGCCGAACAATGCAACCTGTAGACGTTTGGTGGCAGTTTCCAATCCTTGTGTGTCTCCGCCGGTCAACTTCAAAGCATAACCCAACTCTTGTACCAGCTTTGTTGAGAGCCCGGTTCGTTGAGACATCTCCTGAATGCTATCAGCGGAGTCGGCAAAACCCTTCGTCGCAGCCACTGTCGTCCCCACGATAGCCGCAGCCGCCCCAAAAGCCACACCTTCCGCGATTTTCGCCGCCTTCTTGAGATCGAGCTTTTTCATGTCCTTCTCGAACTCGTCTGTCTTGGCGCGGATTATGACAAATAATTCACTTAGCTCTCTCATTTTTTATCTCGTAGAACTTTTTCCACATTAAAAGATTGGTTTTCATTTCCTTGGATGTCTGGCGCTTTCGTTTCCGCCCGGGCATGAAATCCTGCGGGGAATACGTTTTACCTTTCTTCGGGTCGCGGTGGATGTTGGCCAGCATCGCGCAGACCATGGCCGAACGATAATTCCGCCAGTCGAAATCGAGATTTGATCGTTCCAGTAAGGAGTTGAACTCTTTTAAGGTCAGGTCCCAGAATTCTTCGTCTGAAAGGCGAAGGTCGTACCGCCCGATAGCCCAGAGTTCTAAGAGTCCGGGCGGTCCGGAGGGTTTGCGCTGCCCTCGCTTTTAGGGAGGGCAGCTTCAATGGCTTCGTTGAGTTTAAGTGTAACTTCGCGCAGGTTTTTATAATCCAGGATGTCCCACACTTCATCCAACGTCAGGTCCTTCTCTTTGCCCCAGGCCAGGCAGGCCCAGACAAAAGCAATCTGGTCATCCTGGGATAGCTTTTCAGGGTCGGTGCACTCAAGTAAGTCTTTCCCCGTGGCTTGCTTGAATCGCTTGACAGAGCCTAACGTGAATTTCAGATGACGCTCTTTATCAAGGTTGATCGTGACCGGTTCCACTAAACCCATCAGGCGGCCGCCCTGGTGACGTAGACCTTATAGACCTTAGCCACTTTGCCGGTTTCCTGGGCGGTGATCGTGAAGAGGGTGACTGTGTTCGCAGCCCCGAGCGGGAGTTCGCCGGACTGGGCGCCGGTGGCCACCGTGACTTCACTGGCGTCGAAGCCGTTCAAGATCGTGATGGTGTGCGAGGCCCCCGTGGGGGTGAGCTTTACGAAATCGGAAGCCGTGTTGACCGCCACTGTGTAGAGATAAGTTCCGATGGCGAAATTCGGGATGAGGTCCAGCGCAGCCCCAGTGTTCTCCTCGATTCCGGCCAGGGCGGAAAGCCCGGTGGAAGCGCCGTTGGAAATTGTCGGCACACCCGTGGGTTCGATGTTGCCGGAGAATTCCATCGTCCCGTCTACCGAAAGACCCAATATCTCAAAATCCCCGATATAAGCCTGGGTCGACCAGGTGAATGTGATATCATCCGGGAAAGTGATCAGCAGAGTGCGCTTGGTTTGGGCGATGCAATCTGCAATCATCGCCGCCTGGCCATCGGTATCCCCGGCGATAAAATTCGCCTTGAAGGAGATATTTTCAGCCTTGAGTACCGTGGCCACTTTCTCCCTGAATCTCGATGCCGAAGAAAGATTTGTAGTGTCCTTGAATTCACTAGCCACTTTAAGGCCGCCGATCTCTAAGATCTCAGCCACTGGCTGGCCGTTCCAAGAAAGAACTGCTCCGAAACCTGAAATTGCGTCTGACATTTTAGCCTCCTATTCGTAATGAGTTATGACATAATCAACGTCGAGTTCGATTAAACTCGAATTGTAATTATCGTTTTCGCTGTCCCAGAAACTTGAATAAATCCTTACTCCGGGGCTATCCCCGATGATTCCCTTCTTGCAATGAAGGAAGATTTTGAGTTGCGCGGCAATGGCTTTGCAAGTTTTATATCCACCTTCTTTTTCTACCCCGAAAATGGAAAACTGTATCCTCGATATAGCTAAATGCGAATCGCCGTCGTGTGACTTGGTTCTCTCGCAGAAGTCTTTGGAGAGAGTTACATACGGAGCAATCACATCCTGCGGCGCGGTTTCATAGTAAATCTTCCCGTCACCCAGCAAAGCCGTTAACCCTGCCTGGGCTTCCAGATAAGTTTTCAGAGCGTGTTCTATCAGCATTAAAATTCATCCACAAGCTTTTTCATTTTCTTCAGCCGGCGGTCCTGCATCTCTGAATAATATTCTTTGACAGTCGGTTCAAAGAAAGGTTCCCCTGGCATGGCGCCGACGGATTTACCGCTCTTCTGAAAACGCTCTGCAGTCCCGCTTTCCACTAAATGGGCATGCGGGGCCTCGTATTTGGCCTGACCCACTTTCACGATCGCAGTGCGCGGATTTGAACCTCGTTGAGCTAAATAAAACGCTTTGACGTTCCTTTTCAATTTACCCGTCGGGCCCTGCGGGGCTTCCTTTCTTACCTTCCCCCTGAGGAACTGAGCTTCCTGCATGTTGATTTTCTCAACACCGCTTTCAATATGAATGATCAGCCCATCAATCCTCTTTTCAGCCTTCTCAATCCCTTCGATTTTGATTTCAACGCCCATTAATCTAAACTCTCCGAGTAGGTCCCAAGTAATTCGTTTTTCCTTTCCTCGGGGATCCACACAGCCAAAATCGTCAGGATCCTTGATCCGAAAAGGATTCGAAAAGTCGGCAGGACTCCCGAAAGATACCTCATCGAGAAATATCCATTCACTCTTGAGTCGGCCTGCTTTGCAGCGTAGTAAATCTGCCCGGAGGCAGGGATGATCTTCATCCAGACCGTTGCAAATGTCGACCAGGTTATTTCATCCTCTCCGATGGAATTCGCGGTCTTCACGGGTTGCTGGATGGTGACCCTTTGGCGGAGTGTGCCCGCTTTCAAAATACCCTCTCCTGCCAGAGTAGAGATTCTACGGCATGAGGAAGTTCCTTCACATCCGTCCCGCCCAGGGCTCCGGCGGCGGTTTCGCGGTTCTCATACCAGAACCCTATCAGCAATAGCATAGCCTGCTTGACTTTCTGCGGGACGCTTTCAGAGTATCCATACCCCGCGACAAAGGTCACACAGATCCCGTTTGCCGGTCTTAGAGTCGTCGACGGCCAGCTCTTCCCATAGTTCAAGACTATTCGTCCGGGCTCCGACTTCGTATCCACGAAGTAATCTGTACTCGTGACGGTCGCCTCAACATCCGAGGTGTTGTAATATTTGATGGTCGCGCTCTGCAGGGGAGGCAGTGGGACCGTAAACAACACCGGCCATTCGTCTAACCACAATTCCCATGTTTGAGTGATGTAGGCTCGATTCTGGAATCCCTCACAGTATTCCCGGGCAGCGATGATTAAAGTCGTGATGTACGCGTCCTCATCCGTCCCGTCTACCCTCAAATGTGATTTAGCCTCTTCCATCTCTAAAGGTTCCTCTGCCGGGGCAGTCTTCAACTTGATCATGATGCACTCCTGACACGGAATTGGTCCTTCAATTGGGCTACAAAGGAATCGTCAACCGCTTTATACAAAACCGTATAACGCCCTACCTTGGGTGAGGCCGGGTTGAAATAGTAATGGTAGGTTCCCACGGAATCTCGCGTCATGGCAACTGCGTCAACCTCCACAGCCTCATCCGGATTCGTTATTGTAATCGTGATCGTATCCGGGTCCACTAAAGTCCCGTTGAATTTCACTAAAACCGCCCTCGGGATCGTCTCACCGGCTTCGTAAATCTTCATTCCTTTTCCTCAATTGTCAAAAGAGTTTGATTTAAGGTCTCGATGGTTAAAGGTGTCTCGTCTAAAGCCTCAACGGTCAATGTGGGCGCCGTTGAAAGGATCAAGGTTAATATCCTGGCTAATCTGATTACTACTGCGATGTCATTGAGTTTGACCCCTTCGCTCAGGGCTAAAAATATCGAAACAAAAATCCTCGCCTGGTCACTGAGTTTGAAGCCATCCGAGAGAGACAGATTGATGATATTCTTAACGAGTGCAGAATCACTCAGCTTCAAATTTTCCGTGAGCACGTTGAAGGCGTTGAGCTGCCCGGATGGCGTGTCGGAGAGTTTCAGCCCTTCCGTGAGCACGTTGAAGGCGTTTATCTGCCCGGACGGTGAATCGGAGAGATTGAATCCCTCTGCAAGAGCATTGAAAGCGTTGATCCACGCCGACGGCGAGTCCGAGAGTTTAAATCCCTCCGTGGCCAGGAGCGATAAAGCAAGCTGATTGACAGCGGAGTCACCTATTTTAAATCCCTCGGCAAGTGCATTGAACGCATTGATCCACGCCGCCGGCGAGTCCGACAATTTCAGATTTTCCGCAAGGGTGTTGAAGGCACTCAAAAGGCTCACCGGATTGTCGCCTATTTTCATACCCTCTGCGACTGAAGGATTAGTGCTGTACGAATGAGTTAAAGCATCCGAAAGTTTAAACGTATCCGCCAGTATGAGTGATAAGACCAATCCTATTATGGGTGAGTCCGAGAATTTCACACTCTCGGAGAGAGAATTGAAGGCGTTGATCTGGCCCTTTAAAGTCTCGCTTAATTTGACTCCCTCAACGAGGGTGTTAAAGGCTTCAAGTAAAGTAGATGGACTGTCTCCGATCTTCACCCCCTCCGCCAGGTCCGGGAAAGTCTGCAGCAAAGTCGCCAGTGTTTCGCTGAACTTCACCCCCTCCGCGATCGTGGGATTGGTTTCTTTTTGAGTCGAAGGTTCCCCACCTAATCCAGCCTGTAGAGCATAACCTGTTGAAGAGGTGAATCCTGAGCCTGCGGGGTCGGGGAAGGTGAAGAAGGGGAATGAGGCGGATTTGTAACGTCTTTGGGTTGTTGATGAATGCAAAGAGATGGGCTTTAATAGATATTCAATATGAAGAGTGACTGATTTAGAAGGCGCATCGTTGTAATCATTTGGCACTCGCCCTGCTTGATTATCGCTTGAATTGTCATCAATGAACAAAACAATATCTGCTGATGACAATCCGTCATAGTCATCAACCAACTCTTGAATAATGTCTACCAGCGAGGGTGAAGTGTATACTCCATCAGTCACCCAGTTTGTAGTAAATTCCCAATCTACATAATGAGTAGTTTTAGATCGAGCGATGAAATCCGCGTAGGTGGAAAATGCCGCAGCGGCGTTGTTCTGCTCTCCCCATATTCTGAGTCTGACGGTATCATTCGTGTAATTTCCCTTAGATGTGAAAGCCAAATATGCACTGGTAATAATGGCTTTGCTTTCAGTAGTTATATCTTGAAAGCGCACACCCGCGCGGATTACATTAAGCCCATCTCCGTTATTCCCTATTAACAATGTATTGAGGAATATCGTACTGATCGATGTGTTTATCGCGGCATCGTCAGTGTTTTGGGTGATCTGTTTTTGCACGACGTGAGTAAGCGGATAAAGACTCGATTCATCCCCGATTTTTAGCCCATCTTCAGCGAAAAGATAAATCCCTCGATATCCCCATATTTCGAACCAGCAGTCTGCAGCATCCGTTGTCCAATCCCCGCCGTTGTTATTACTATATTCAGCAGTTCCGCCAGTGTAGACATTCTCCGGGGTTGTGTTGCACCAGATATACGCGTGATTGCTGCCATCTCCGCTCGGAGCAGAGATAACGATTGCGTACTGAGTTCCGGGCTTTACAGTGCAATCACCAATCATGGCTACCTGTGACGGGTAAAGGTTGGCTGAATATAACGGGAGTGTATTACCGTTGACTGTCCCGGAGCACAAATCAGGGCCTGTTGCGTGACCGTTGATATCGGTTGCTCTTAAACTGACAGTCACCGTTCCCGGCGAACCTTGCCGGGCCAGAAATAATGTCACATGGGAGACCAGGCATTCATACGTTGGTGTGAATGTCTGAGCGATTATTCGGTTGCCACTTGCAGATTCGTAGCTGACATTATCCGTTGCGTCACCACGATAATATTCAGCCAAACGAGAAGGTTTGGTTCCATCTAAACCAAACCTCGTCACTATCGGTGCTATAGGTGAGCAAATTGCGAGTGTGTCACCTGAACCAGCGAATAGAAGAGCTCCTATTAAAATATCTGCGCCGTCTTCTTTAATGACTGCGCTTCCCGAATCCCCTCCCTGCGCCATTAATGAAGCGTTGTAAATTAATATCTGATCATAGAAAGTGGCTTCATAATTACCATAGTATCCGTAGGAAACTGTTCCCTCCCAGTCTATACTGGTCACTTCCCCTGTCGTGACTCCTGTTGTTCTGCCGGATTTCTTGACCGTATTCCCTAATTCCAGATCAACATACCCAGTGGGAGCACCGATCTCATAAATCACGTCTGAGATATCAGACTGACTGTCAGGAAGCGCTATCGCCGCATCCATGATGTTGTTGTAGGTAGCCCAGTTCCACATTATCAGGGGTTCAAAGTCAAATAGAGCCCCTATTCTGTCGGTCGGATCGACACCGCCATCCACTGGACCGGGTTGCAGAATAGAATCATTGAGTAGGGCTTGATTGGCATAGGCTAAGACGTGATTGTTCGAGACTATGTAATTCCCCGCTTTAAATCCGAACGTCCCTGCCGTGATATCGTGATGGCCGATCGAAACCCCCGGAGGGGCCGGGCGCTGCTTTTCTGTTCTATACGAGAATGCCTTGAAAGTCCCTTCAATGATGTCTGTCTTTACGTCTAAAATTTTAGATGGTATCTTTTGACCGGGCGGGAGGTCGTCAATCGGTAATTTCTTCTTGACGTAGACCTGTAGACAGATTTCGTCAGTTTTCTTCCCATCGACGAATTTATATCCAACACCCATGCCGGAAAAGTTATCTCCGAGCTTCTTTCTCAAGCCTTTCCGGTATAAACCTTTGATATCCTTGGCTCGTTCTATCATCCCGAATTAAACCCCAACCAGTAATTAGTACCTTTTATGATCGACGTAGATGGAAATTCGACTGTATTCCAGCCTGCAATTAGAGCTGTCTCGGTATTCAAAGCGTTCAACAAAATATCAGGCTCACCTGCGGAGTCTGAGTAGATGGCTAATTTGACACTGCATGAGTCTTCAGCTTTGATATAGATTCTCCTCACGATACCTGTGAAGCGTGCAGTGAACTGTGAAAGATGGAACGTATCGACGTCTATGGATGAATCCGCACTCACATCCCCTGAACCTATCAATCTTCCTTCACCGGCTAATCCCACAAAACCATCTGATAATGAAAGAGAAAGGGTTAGAGTATGAGAGGGAGAATCACCGGCTTTTAACCCTTCCAGAATAGAGAGGAATATTGATAGATTATTGATCGGAGAGTCGGAGAGTTTTAAACCCTCGGCAAGTATGGGAGAAGTTACCTTTTGTCCCGTCAAGGCTTCAGAGAGCTTCAATCCCTCGGCTAAAATATTCTGCAAATTAGCCTGGGTGATCGGCGTGTCTCCGAGTTTCAGCCCTTCGACCAAAGAGGGATTCGTTGCAAAAGTGTGAGAAAGCGCTTCGCTCAGTTTCAGCCCATCGGAAGCCAATAATTGATAAACCAGCCCGGCCAGGGCGGTGTCACCGATCTTGAATCCCTCGGAAACGAGTAATTGGTAGAGCAACCCCACGGCAGGCGAGTCACCGATCTTGAAACCCTCGGAGAGTGCTTTTTGAAAGATAGCCGTCGGAGTTGATGCGTCCCCGCCTTTTAAGCCGTCTGAGCACGAAACCCCAATTGACAATGAAGCCTTGACTGTCGGATCGCCGATTTTGAATCCGTCCGAACAGGAAACGTCATAGGTATTACTGGTAGTGTAATCAACTTCTATATAAAACTGTGAACAATATAAATTTGTATAATTTCCACCGCTCGGATAGTAGGCAATTCCTGTTATTCCGGCTAGCAAAGCATCGATGTCCGACCATTCCCATGCAGCACTATCGTCAGGATTAGTTGTCCATATTTGGGTATATATTGCCGGAGTGAGTGTAGGTGTTTGTTCATCCCCTTCTGTTCCAGATGTAACATTAAGGTGAAAATGAGGCTTTGTTGCAGTCCCCGTTTGGGCATACCAGCAACGAGCGTATATTTTTACTGAATTAATAGTCCCAACTTCTGATGTGTGGTTAGGGAAATTATAGTGATCTCTCTTTGTGCCCCCACCTGCACCAGGATATATTAAATCATCATCGGAGGCGACCGCTTCATCAATACAGGCATAGTTGGGGGTAGCCCCATACTGATTCCACTGTACTGAATTATCCCCATTTGGACGTAAAATTAAGATGGTCAAATTTTCAACCCCTGCAGACGGCTTATCAAAGTCCGTCAGGGCCGGAGTTTCCTCCGGCCCCCCCCTCCCTTAGACTCCGTCATCAGCGCCGCTGATACTATAAGTAAGATTCAAAACGTCATCGTCAACCACAATCCTTTCCGCTGCAAACTGAGCGCAGCAGAACAGAACATTATTCGCCCCGCCAGTGTGGTCTCCTTTGGTGGAGACAGAGGCCAGAAACGCCCCGTAGACTGTCTTTGACGCGGAGATCGTGAACACCGCTTTATTCGCGGAGTTCGTGACGGACTGCGATGAGCTCGCAGCCTCGTTGTATTCCGGGCGCGTAGCCTCGTCGTAGGACGTGCATTCTGTGAACACCGGAACGTCGTAGGTTTCTGAGCCGTCAACTGCAGTGTCCGACTCGAAGAGTCCGCAATACCAGGGTGATGTCTGTGTGGTGCCATGCAGCATCACGTTGAGTATTCGGTCTAATCCCTCGTCCGTGATGATGTTGTGATCGAGTGACATTTTCCCGACCGAGTACCTTGGGAGGGCTTGGTATTCCGGAGAATCGGAGCCTAAAGTCTGTCTGATCCAGGCCGCCTCCCACTGGTCATAGGGCCGTGTCTGGTCGACATAGAATCTTCCGCCAAACCGTGCTCTGAAAAACAGCTTTATTACGCTCGTGGGAAAGCATAACCTGATGAGAAATAAGAGTAGCCTCGCAATGTTTCTGTCCATGAATTACCTCCGTTTTTTGGTAATAAAAAAGGCGCCCGAAGGCGCCCTGGTTCGCTATCTTGTTTCCGGCGGACCGGTCATCGCTGTCTCCCCGATGAGCTCAGCTTTTCCCTCCTGGACCAGTTTTAAAGCCTGATCCCCACGGAGAGTTTCAACCCGGCCATCCGTGTGCCTGATGGTGATCATTTTTCCCTTGGCCCGGAAACGCTGGACCCGAAATGCCGCTTTCTGTTTCTTGTCCGTTACATTCTTTCCCCCTGTAACGCTGTCTCCTGTATTTGTAACGGGTGTAACACCCGCCTTATCTTCATCTTTATGTGTAACGCCCGTTACTTCCGCCAGCCCTGATTTGATCCACTTTTGGGCCACATCATCCGGAATCTCCGTGATATCTCCTTCGCTAAATTGACCATACGGAGTTGCACATTGTCTGAGAATTTTGATCTGCATATTCCACCTTTAGAAAGAGCCGGGGGATTAGCCCCCGGCTCTTTTTCGCTTGATTCTTTCGTTTACTGCTCTACTGCGTCGACGCAGGCAGTGTGAACATTCGGATTCGCGTCTGTCTCATACCAGCACGCTATGAGGTTGTAGACGTTCGAGGCATTGACAGTCAGCCCGCTTGTCAGGATGCCGCATTTGGTCAGGGTTATTTCCATGACCACCGCTCCGGTGACCGTAAGGCCGCCGATGAGCCGGTAATTGTCGAACCGCACCCGGTCATCAGTGGATTCAGTGATGTAATCCACCAGGCCCTCGATGGTGCTCTGGTTGCCTGAAGTGGCATATAGCCGGATGGCATCCGAGGCGGACCCGGACCGGTTGACATCGATGGCATGATCAGCCGAAGTTTCGGATTCGATGTCCACGTCCCGCAGGTAGATGTTCATCCTCTTGCCCACAGAGGTATTGTTGATCTGCAGGCCGACCAGCCCATCACCATGCGACAGGTTTACCCCGAGTGTTGCGCTCCATGTCGCGGAGGCAGCTGCCGGGTCGATCTTGACCGCAAAGGCTGTCACAGCCTCAATAACCACGGTATCCGGGATGCGCGGGAGCAGGGCTACGCCGCTGGCGTCGGACCAGGTCACATCCTCAGTATAGGTGCCGGGACCGACGAGTATGAGGTCATTTGCCACAGCGGCATTCATGGCCGCCTGGATAGTGGCGTATTTCGCGCCATTGATGGTGATATCCAGCGAATCTTCCCCTGAGGAATCAAAGTAATCACCGATGGCGGGATCGTAACGTCTGCGTGTTTTTATCATTGTTTTACCTCGCTTAAATTATTTCAGGGAGGGGGTTTTCCCCCCTCCCTCGAATTTAGGTGTTATTCTTCAGCGCTCTGAAGGCATCGGCAACCACCACGCCGCCACCGACCCTGAAGTAGGCTATGAAGCCCACAAGTCCCGCCTCGGCGTAGAGCTCGTCGAGCCTGAGTATAGACATGCCGCTGCGGTCCAGCACCCGGTACCCGGCCTTGAAGTCGCCGAAGACTATGACGTTCTTCAGGAGGGTATCCGCCGGGTAATTCATGTCGTCCTGGTTGGCGATGGGATGGCCGTCGAAGTTGTTCGGCGTGCCGACCTGCAGGGAAGGCTGCCAGAGATACTGTCCGTCGACGGTGGATTTCAGCAGCCTGATGGCCAGTTCTGTCTGGCTGTTCATCAGGAAAGTGCCGTTCCTGCGGTACTGTGCCGGCAGTGCATATTTCAGTTTGAGGAGATCATTGGTTTCGATCACGTCGTCCGTGATCAGGTCGATGGTGGTTATATCGGTGTCCACGGCAACGCCTTCGGGCTGCTTGAGGGTATGCCCCGTGCCTATGGTAAATCCGGTATCTTCGGTCTCCCCTTTTGCCCTCGCGAATGAGTCGGCCAGGAACGCTATCAGGTTGACGTCCGAGTCCTGCAGCTCGTCGCGGCCGATCTTGGCCAGGCCAGAGAGGTCCTCGACGTACAGGAATTCTTCGCTGGGGACCGGGGTGGATTCTGTGATGCCGGTCCCTGTCTCGAGTTTACCCCACCCCATAGTGACCTCGGTCAGACTGCGTTTGCGGATCCGGTCGCGCGTGGTGGGCCTGACGGTGGCCAGGTTGCGCATGACGGTGATCTTACCCAGTGTGCGGGTGATCTCGGCATCGAGATCTTCAGGTACCACTATCTGCCCCGTGGTATCCTCCACAAGAGCGCGCTCTTCGGCAGTCATCATCGCGCGGCCCTGGCGGACATATTTCAGGAAGGCAGTTCTCTTCTCCACTCTCTGGTCCGGAGAAGGCGATGCCTGGGGTGCCTCAGCCATTGCATGCTTCTGCAGGCGTTCCTCCAGGCGGATGTCCTCCTCGATCTTGCCGACATCGTCGAGGATCTTGTTCGCTGAGGTTCTTTCCTCGGCCGTCATCTCGCGCTTTTCCGCGTCGGCCTTATCGCTGATGGTCCTGGCCTCGCTCACCAGAGCAAAGGCCCTTTGTTTCATCTCCATGATGTTCTTCATGTATCTCTCCCTTGGCTTTCGCCTAAATTAATTTTTCCGTTGTATCTAAAATCCGCTTGCGGACCAGACGGTCAGGAGACCCCTTTTCAAAAAGAGCATCCCGATCTTCCAGTTCAGCGGACAAAGCATTCAAATGATCCCGAACTTTGACTGAGGTCTGCGGATAAGCCGGGAAGGTCACCGGGGAAATATCCCTTAAAATAGTCTCGATCAGCGTTCGGATGACGTCTTTCGGTTTCGAGTTGTCCCACTCATCCTTGAGTGTCTGAAACCCGAATGACATCTGGTCGATATCCTTTCTGTTAATCGAGATCATCAGGTCCCGGGCCCATTGCGTCTCCGGCGGGTCAATTTCGATCGCCAGACCTTTCTCGTCCTCCTTCAATCGGAGTGTATCGTTGGAAGTGCGGCCCAGCACGTAATTTGGGTCGTGGTTGAATAGGGCCCTGATATCATCTTTGACGATCGTATTCTTGAAGGCACCGGGGGAGATCTTCTCGCGAAAGCCCCCCAGGTCTTCGGAGAGTTTGTTGAAGACGGCCGCGTAACCCTTGATCACTGGCTTCTTACCTTCTTCCTGGTCCACCCGCAGCTCCGTAATCTGATAAGATCTCCTCTCGAAATCTCCCGATGATTTCTTCTCATCCCATTTTGAATGACAAACGGCTAATCTCTGCTTCTCGTCGGGGAATTCTTTGAGCATCTCGTCATCGCCCATGCAGCGGTCGATGAATTCCTTTTGAGTCTCACCTTTCTTCGGTTTGGGCATAATCACCTCCAAATAAAAAACCCGCCTTTTAAGCGAGTCCGGGGAATTTATAACTTAAGAAATTATTCGGGTACTATCTGGCATTCGCATCCCTCATGAATAGGAGGATGCCCGGCCGCGGATAATCCGGATGTGGAGAACTTACTCTCGATTCCCACGACCTGCCCATCGATGCTTTCGCAAAAATCACAGGACTTGCTCCCCAGGCTGGCCCAGACCAATTTCGTGATGCCGGCGGCCACAAAAACCGTCTTGGCCACAGCGTTGGCCAACCTCACTGTCTCATTCAACGCCACCTTACCTGGGCGTTTAAGCTCCCATTCGTCCAGTCTGCCCTCAATATCGATTAGAGGATCTGTATTTTTAAGACCTGCATCCCGGACTATCGCCTCGAGCTGGCCCTTTGACGAGTCTGAATAAATCGCTCCGAAGTTCTCGTTGTATGCCTTGACAAAATTATCCACCGAAGGTTCTTTGATATTAACCTCGTTGGCTGCGATGAATTTGATCGCATCGGCTAACGACATGAAAGCTGCGCCCATTTTTGCTTTAATCACATGGGCAGGGAAGTCTCTGTAGAAATCCTCCAGCCAGATCTGCCACTGATCAATGGACCTCTCGGAGAAATACTTCCTGGCTGCCCTGCGCACGGCGCTTACCTCAGTTTTGACCACCTGTGCTGCGGCCGCCTCAAAGACGGATCTATAGGACTGCGCAACCCGTCTACGATGGACCGCGGCACCTTTCTTAGCCCTGATTTCAGGGATACCCAGCGCATTCGCCCCGGAGCTCAAACCCAATCCAGCGTCCTTTAAAGGAACCATATTCAATTGGACGTAACAATCATCCCCTCCTTCCACCGGATTTTCGTTTTCCTTCTCGCGGATATCGTTAGGTGAAATCGAACCCATATTAAACCGCGCTTGATAATAAGCGGATCGCGCCGCCGAGTCGCCCCGTAAAAGCCCGTCGACTATGAACTCGTTAAAATACCCACTATCCAGCCCAAAGAGTTTAAAATTAGTTTCCTGCTCGCAGTTCACGTACCAGGGATTCATCGTGTAGACGACGAACTCAATCCCTTGATGCTCGATATTATTGTTGGTCGACCTCAGTAAGTGTCCGATCATATGTAACGGGACGCGGAACATCCTCGCAATATCCTCAATCTGGAATTGCCTGGATTCAATAAACTGTGAATCGTTGGGAGGGATACCCACCTTCTGGTAATGCATCCCCTCCTCAAGTAACATTAACCTATTGGCCGAACCCAGGCCAGCGTATTTATCGTTCAAGCGGGAATACAATCTGTCCGATGCCGGCCCTGTCATATGACTCGGATGCTCGACTACCCCCCCGACATTGGCGCCCTGGGAGAAATACGTCGCCCCGAATTTCTCAGTGGCGATCGCCAGCCCGATGGGTTCCCGGGCCTGCTGGATGACAGAAAGCCCGGAATCCCCGTCTGTGATCAATCCTGACAAACGCCAGACCTGATATGGGGGCAGATTCTGAGGGCTGCCATCCGGCAAAGTTACCCGATAAAATAATTCTTTCTCTTGTGTGCGTAACGGAGTAACCCGCCAGGCTGGTAACGGCCACAGCGCTGTCGGCAATCCCCTGTTGTCAAACTCGATTTCGGCGTAAGCGTTACCGTACAACAGCGCTTGAGCCATGGCCGTCGATCTGAATGTGAAAGAATTCTGCTCCGGGTTCGGCCGGTCATGCAGTACCTTATATAGCCTGTGGTCTGTCGCCGGCTCTTTGCCCCTCTTTAACCTCCGAAAGGTTTTCCAGGGGACATACGCGAAGGTGCTCGCTAAGACGTTCACACAAGCAAAGACAGCAGAGACACGCATAGCAGTATTGACCGTTACAGACACTCCCGCGTTAGACTTATTGCCGAATAAACCTAACCAGTAACGCGGGTCAGTAGCTTTGAATTCCGATCGCTTCTCTATGGAGCTTTTTATAAATCCCATATCTAACCTTCAATAAATAATCCCCAACCGATGAGCGCCAGGCCGGCCAGGATCACCGAAACTGGGATATAGATTAGCCATACCCCAACCAGGATTCCGATCACCCCCAGCAAAATAAACACGTCTGATCGATCGAATTTATGTTTCTTCATTAAAATGTTTTTACATCGTAGCCTTCATCCTCGAAGGCTGACTTCTCTTCCGGAGCATGCCTCGTGGCCCGGTCCAGCGCCATGATCAGGGCGACAATTCCATCAATTCTCATGGCGCTTTTAGGTTTTATTGGCTTTATATTCCCCAGGTTGTCTTGCATTACAATTGTATTATCTGCGTTCCATCGTAAAACCGGTTGGCCGCCATGCCGCAGTTTCTTGCTCAGGACCTGGTTCATTAATTCCTTTGTGGGAGGTGACATCGGCCCGTACCACCCTGTCCTGAGAGGAATAAGGGGGATTCCTTCAATTTTTGGGTCTATCGTGAAGCCATCTTTTGCAAGTTCTTGAACCAGTTGTAACGCGTTCCATGGATCATAGGCCAATTCTCTTAGGTTATAAATCTGGCGGACCGCATTAATTTCTTGGTGGACATATTCGTAATCAATCCGATTGCCTTCAGTGAGGATAATAGCCTCATCCCTTTCCCATTGGCGGTAAGGTACTTGGTCGTGCTTCTCCCTGTCTGCCGCCGTATCGCTCGGTGTCCAATATCTCATCACCACATCGAAACCCCCATCTCTGGGGAAAATTAAAGCCAGGGCGGAAAGATCTGTCGTGCTGGATAGATCCAGGCCACCATAACAATCCATTCCTTCGAGATTCTCAGCTGGCTCCTCGCAGGCATCCCAGTCAGACATCCTCATCCAGCGCACAGAACTTTTCACCCAGATATTGAGTCTGAGTTGCTTAAAAAGGTTCTCTTCCGCGAGATTACGCTGCGCATCCTCGAAGGCTTTGCGGAACTCATCTATATTTAAAATCTGCCCCAGGGCAGGATTCGCTTTATACCAGTTTTTCTCCAGGGTCCAGCTCTCGATCTTCTTCCCAGGTTTGCCGGCCGTTTTCTCATCATCCCGCAACCCATAGATCACCGCGTAGAAAGACGGATCATTGAGCGGGGCCCCTTGTACCCAGGCGTATTCCTTTGGATGTCTGAATTTCAATATTCTAAGTGCCCGCTCATGCATCTCCCAGCAGATCGAGTTCCGGTCCGTGCCGGCCGTGGTGATAAAGATAAATAACGGTTGGCGCCGGGCCGCGCCGGATCCTTTGGTCAGGACATCGATGAGTCCTCTGTCCTTATGGGCATGGACCTCGTCGACCACGAGCCCGGAGATGTTGTAGCCGTGTTTTGAGTACGTCTCAGAGGAGAGCACCCGATAAAATGAATTCGTCCGGGGGACGATGATCCGCTTTGTCCCATCCAGGACATTACATCTTGAAGAAAGCTCAGGGCTCTCCTCGACCATGATCCTGGCCGCCCGGTAGACGATCCCCGCCTGGTCCCGGTCCGTTGCCGCGGAGTAAACCTCGGCTCCCGGCTCGCCGTCAGCAGTTAAAAGATAGAGCGCCAGGCCGGAGGCGAATTCCGACTTCCCGTTCTTCTTCGGGATCTCGATATAGACATTCTTATATTGCCGGGTTCCATCAGGCCTGAGTGTCCCAAATATCTCGATTAAGGCTTTATGCTGCCAGTCCAGCAAGTGAAAGGGCTCGCCGGCCCACTGACCAGTGGTATGCCGTAATCCCTTGAAGAAGGCGATCGCCTGGTTGGCAGCTTCCGGATTGATTTTAGTCTTCATCGCGGTTTATGTTCCGCTGCCCGTAACGCCTTCTCAAGTGGAGTCAACCCGTCTTCAGGAGGTTCCTGCGGACCCTTTGTAACGGTGATGCCCAGCTCAACGGCGAAAGTCTTGACCTGGGCCCAGGCCTTCTCAGCGATGGCCACCTCTGTTTTCTTTTTCATAACCGTGTACGGATCGCCAGTCTTTGTAAAGAACTCCACCGCGATCTCAAATCCGTCTTTCAGCGCGAGCTCCGCCCGCACAGCCCTGGAGTAAGCTGCGCAATACCCTTCGAGGGTGGCGTGGTTGACGTCCTGCAGCGTGCCCAGGTCATGTAATACCCGGCAGACCCGCCGGAACTCAGCTTTACCGTACTCATCAAACCATTCAGGGCAGGTGATAGGGGTTTCTATCTGCTCAACCTTGCCCTGCTTTAACCCATCTTTTGCTGACATACTATGATGTTTTGCTGACAAAGGCGCTTTGCTTGATTTCCCTGGCGCTTTCGCAATCGCAACCTTCGTTCGAACAGGGCGCTTCTTTAATCCATCTTTTGCTGCCAACCTCACAGGAAGAGGTCCATGCCGGTCTACCCGGTACGTTCCACTCTGTATGTGCAGCTCTATGGACTTTTTATTCGATCCACCGCTACCTTTCCCTCCCATTTAACTGTTCCCACTCATGAATATCCTTATTTACCAGGTATATATAAATATTTCTTTTGCTGACATTTTTCACACGGACT